CGCTGCGAGGCTTTGGGCAGCGCGCTCAGCTCATGCAGCGGGATGGTGATCCGGTCGATCTGCGGCGTGTCGGTCTCGGACACGGCCCCCGTTTCGGTCGCCCAACCGGCACCCACATCCGCATGATCCACCAGCACGTCGTAAGAGGTCGCCTCGACCTGCACCACCGACGCAATCGCCCGGATAGAGGCCGTTGCGTTCAACACCGACTTCACCCGATCCGAGGTCTGCGGGTCCACCAGATAGCCACCATCCGAATTCACCGCCGCCGACAGCGCCTTGCTCTCCAGCTCAAGCCCGCGCAACCCGTCGTCGTCGCCGTTGCGGATATAGGCATGCAGCGCCTTCTGATGCGGCGCGCCCGTCTCTACAGCCCCCGCCAATGGTGTGCGCGCCGGCAAAGTCATCTTTCGATCCAACATAGTCATTCGCTCTTCTGTTTGTTGCAACTTGGTCGTCATCTCGTCCTGAAACCCTTTGAAATCCTGCACAAATCCACCCACAGCGCGGCGCATCTCCTCGACCGCGCCTCGGGGCTCGGTGCCCATGTCATCATCAAGTCGTTCCATCCGCTTACCCTCCGTTCCGTTTCAAATTCCGCCGCGCCTCGTCAAAGACACCAGCCATGCCGCGCAAGACGTCTCCGATGGCGATAAAATCCCCCTTGGCCGCGATCCGCGCCGTGGGGAGCATGGGAAAGGTCACCAGCGACACCTCCCACAGGTCCAGGGTCTGCAGCACCCGTTGGCCCGCGTCATTCTTGGCCGCGCGCTGCGTGCGATAGCCGATGCTAAGGCCATCAATCGCCCCGGCCTCGACCAAGGCCGCCGCCTCGCGTCCCCGCGCCACACTGTCCAGCAGCCGCCCCTTGACCCAAAGCCCCCGCGCGTCCTCGCGCAGCTCGTCCCACACGCCGATCGGCTGTGCCGGATCATGCTGCCACAGCATCTTGATCCGACGCCCCGCGGCCTCCGCCGCCGCCAGCGACGCGCCATAGGCCCCCCGTGCCACCAGATCACCGCCCTGATCGACCCGCCCGAACAGGCTGGCATAGCCGCTGATCTCGGTGCCGCCCTCCACCACAAGCCCCTCGTCGAAACGCGCGAACTTATGCTCCAACCCAGCGCCCATATGGGGCAAACCTCTCCCGTTCTCCGACCCGAGGCCGAAGCGCATGCCATCTTCCATGACACCCTCCCTTGCGTTCAAATTGCTACGGCGCGACCACCAGAAACGACTGTACCGCCTGCGCCAAAATCACCGCGACCACACCATAGACGGTCAACCACAACCGCCGCTCCAGCCGCTCCATCATCTCCTCCAGCCGGTCGAGCCGCTGCAAAAGATTCTCGTGGTGGATCGCACTCACTCTCTCATGCGCCTGCAACCGCAACCCCGGCGCACATTCAAACCGGTCATATCCCATCTCCTCAACCATCCGCCGCCACCGCTGGCAGCCCCAACAAGGACCGCTTTTCCGCCTGCGTCAGGAAATCCGCGCCCGCCACCCGCGCCCATTGCGCGTCACGCTCCTGCGCCAGGGCGGGCACCTGATCCAGATCGGGCTTCAACGTCACTGCCTCATGCGTGAACCCCGCCAGCCATGCGCCAAGCGCCACGGCAACCCGCGTGGCCAAAGGCAGGACCGTCAGCCGGTAGAACGCCTGATGCGCCTCCTGGTAATTGGCATAGGTCGCATCCCCCGCGATCCCCAGCAGCATCGGCGGCACCCCAAAGGCCAGCGCGACTTCCCGCGCCGCCGCCTCCTTGGTGCGGTGAAACTCCATGTCCGAGGGCGAAAACCCCATCGGCTTCCAATCCAACCCGCCTTCCAGCAGCATCGGCCGCCCCGCATTGCGCGCGCCTTGATGATGGCTCTCCATTTCGGTCACAAGACGGTCATATTGATCGTCGCTCAGCTTGCCCTGCCCCTCCGCACCGCGATACACAATCGCCCCCGATGGCCGCGCCGCATTGTCCAGCAAGGCCTTGCTCCAGCGCGAGGCCGCGCCATGCACATCCAAGGCCATCGCTGCCGCCTGCAACGGGCTGAACCCATAGTGGTCATCCTGTGGGTGGAAATTCTTGATATGACAGATCGCGGCCGTATCCCCGGCCACGTCAAACCGATGCTTGCGCCCGCCGACGGCATATTCATAGGCCACCGGCCAGCCATCCGCCCCCGGCACCACCGACATGCGATCCGAGCGCAAGACATGCAGCTCCACCGGCACAGGCCCCGCGCCAACCGCCTCGATATAGCCGTTGCCCGTCAACAGCAGCTGCGCATAAAGCGCCTCCAGCAGCTCCGCACGCCCCTGCGCCCCATTGGGCCGTGCCACCAGATCCAGCAGCGGATGCGCCTCGAACCGTTGCGCGGCATCCTGCAACACCAGCGGCAAGGCCGCCGCGGCCTCCGCAATCAGCTTCACCGACCGAAATCCCACAGGGTTGCCGCAGAACCCGCTGCGCGTCAGGCTGACCACATCGCGCGGGCTCCAGGCCACGCGCCCGCTGGTCTGAACCGCAACGACAGGCCCCGTGGCAGAGGCTTTCTTCTCCGCAACCACCTCAACCGCCCCCCGTTTGAGAAAATCAAAAACCATACCGCTGCTCTCCCTGCTCATTGACCGCCCCATGAAGATCTCACCAATCCCTTAACGCCGCCCGACCAGAGCGCACGCCCCGCCCGCAACAGCGCTTCATTTTGCCCGTTAAACTCTCCCCGAAGGGCCGCTCTCCTCCGCAACGCGCTCACAATCCACGCACCCCGGGCATCCGCCACTGTGCCGCAGGCTCGATCATCAGCTCATGCAGCGCCCAGACCAGCGCATCGACGCGATCAGGCGACCCAGTCGCCTCATAGCCCCGCGCTGTCATCCGGCACATCTGGTCCTCCAGCGCGTCCAGCCCCGCCACATGCCCCACGCGCCCCTGTTCATAAAGTGCCGCCACAGGCTCCGCCCGCGCCACCTTGCCACGGCTGGCATGAACCGATTTGACCGGCACCAATGGGTCGACCTGACGCAAGACTTCCGCCACCATTTGCCCACCTTGGTTAACCTCGGCGACCAACCGGTCTGCGCCGTACTGCTCCATCGCGCTGATCGCCGCGCGTGCCCATCCCGACGGGGTCGCCCCTTGCACCGTACAATCGGCCAGCACCACGGCGCGCCAATCCTGCGGCGGGCCTTGGGTCTGCGCGCCCACCACCACGATCCCGCATTCATCCGCTCCCGCGCCGGCGGTGGTGGCAGGGTCCAGCCCCACGACGATCCGGTCCAGCAGCGGCACATCCCGCACCCGCCCCGCCTCGATCCGCTCGGACGTCCACAGCGCCCCTTCGGCATCGGCCAGCAACACACCGTCCAGTTCCTGTCGGCCCAATCGCGTCCCGCGATAGCGCGCCCGCACCTCCTCCAGGAAAGAGCCCGCAAGGTTCGCGGCATTCGCCTCTGTCGGGGCATGGGTGGTCACGGTCGACGGCGACGCCAGCAGGTTTTTCAACACGCCGACATTGCGCGGAGTCGTGGTCACACAGGCCCGCGGATCCTCCCCCAACCGCAAAGCGAACTGCAACTGGTCCCACGTCTCTTCGGCCTTCTTCCACTTGGCCAGCTCGTCCACCCAGGCCGCGTCAAACTGCGGCCCGCGCAGCCCCTCTGGGTCATGCGCCGTATGCACCGTCGCCACCGCCCCGTTTGGCCAGACCAACCGCTTGCGCGTCGCCTCCCAATCCGGTCGCCGATCCGCGGGCGAGCACGCCAATATCCCGCTATCGCCAAAGATCATCACCTCGCGCACCTGCTCGATCGTCTCTCCCACCAGCGCCACGCGGCGACAGCGCCCCGCATCCAAGGGCCGCGACCCTTCGACCTGCGCGCGCACCCATTCCGCCCCCGCGCGCGTCTTGCCCGCACCGCGCCCGCCCATGATCACCCAGGACCGCCAGTCGCCTTCAGGGGGCAGTTGATGCGGCATGGCCCAGAACTCGAACAAAAAAGGGAGAGCCAAAAGCTCTCCCTCCTCCAGATCATTCAGGAACCGGTCTTGCACCGCAACATCGGCGGAGCCGATCCAGCTTGCACCCGATGTCAGCCCGCGCCCTTTCCATGTCCAGCGTGTATCCCCCTCGGGCAATGCCCGCTTGTCTGTTTCTGCACTCATTCAGATAGGTCTCCACCTTGACGCAAGTCGCCACCATGCCACTGGCCTTACCCAATGCCTTCGACGCTGCTGTTTCGTTTACTTCCTCCCCGGATCGGGCCTGTTCTCGCAGGCTCTCTATCTCGCGGCGCAAATCGCGGATCGCGACCTGCAACGCCTGAAGCTGCTCTTCACTGGCAGCAATTTCCTGTTCCGGGGTATTCATCGTCATCTTGCTCTTACCTCTCGTTTTGGACCTCCAACCCGAGCAGACACGAAAAAACGGCCACCGGAACTTAATCCGGGGCCGTTTGCCCATGTCTTCTAGCATGGACGTATTTCTATGTCAGAGCGGACGCAAAGTCAAGGAAAACAAGGTTACC